TGAGCGGAGATTGGTCATCTACGGAGGAGACGTAAATGCGTAAGCCTGCTAACCCAAAACTGTATGCGATGTTTGTTGCTCAAGCACGAGCAAAATATTCTAACTATCCAAATCCTGGAGCATCGGCATGGGTAAGTAAAAAGTATCAACAAGCAGGCGGACAGTATGTTGAAACAACTGAAGCAAGTCGTCGGGCAAATATGGCTAAGAAAAAACAAGAGAACGCAAAAAATAAAGAACGTGAAAGTAACAAAGACACAAAGAATTCTAAAAAAGAAAAAGATAAAGGCAAGAAGTAATGTCATTTTTGGACTTTAGTCCGCCGTCATATAGAGCGGCATCATCTGACTTAACTATTTCTATTTCTCCACTTGGATTAGTAGAACTTGCTGACGAAGAATTTGAAGTTCATGGTCCTCGCCTAAACCGTTATTCATTAAATTGGGCAATGTATCTAGGTCACCATTGGGGGTACCGTCGTGAGCAAGGCGAAATGCAAATCGCTGTTAACTACTATCGGGCGTTTAATGATTATCTTTCCCGTTTTACTTTTGGTCGTGGGGTTCATTATAGGTCTCCGAAAGCGACTGAAGCGATTGTACCTGACAGGTTGGAACGGGTTTGGACGGTAGATAATGACAAGATGCGTGTCCTACTTGAAATGGGACAGCAAGGCGGAATTACAGGAGATTGTTTTGTTAAAGTAGCATACGAAGAACCTTGGACAGACTCTGCAGGATTATTACATCCTGGTCGTGTTCGTATTCTTCCTATGAACTCCTCTTTCTGTTTTCCAGAATTTCATCCACATGATAGAAATAGACTTTTAAGATTTAAACAAAAATATCGTTTCTGGGGTACATCTCTAGAAGGTACTCGTCAAGTATTTACTTATACTGAAATTCTTACTGATGACATTATTGAAGAGTACGTAAATGATGAACTAATTGATTCACGTCCAAATCCTTTGGGCGTAATTCCTGTAGTTCATATTCCTAATGTTCCTGTTTCAGGATCACCGTGGGGTCTCTCGGACGCACACGACATCATCACTATAAACCGTGCATATAACGAAATTAGCACTGATGTTGCAGACATCATTAACTACCACGCATCACCAGTAACGGTAATCGTGGGTGCTAAAGCCTCTAACTTAGAAAAAGGCGCTAAGAAGGTTTGGGGCGGTCTTCCAAAAGATGCTCAAGTCTTCAACTTAGAAGGTGGTGCACAAGGTATAGACGGAGCCTTAAAGTACCTAGAACTATTAAAGCGCTCAATGCATGAACTCATGAACATTCCAGAAACCGCACTGGGACAAGTTCAACCAATTTCAAATACTTCTGGCGTTGCTCTTTCTATTCAATACCAACCATTGATGAATCGTTACTCACAAAAAGTTGCACAATATGGTAAGGGTTTAGAAAAGATAAACGAATTAGTAATGAAGACTCTTGCAGTTAAAGAACCACAGACATTTATTTATAATCCAGATGAAGATGGACCAATCAAAGAAGGTCAGTATCCACAACTAGATCCTAACGATCCTGTTACCTATATTAACTATGCACAGTTTCCACAACCTCTACCTCTTGATAAACTAATTGTTCTTAATGAACTTCAAACTAAATTGGGTATGGGACTTGAGTCTAAAGAGGGTGCATTACGTCAACTTGGTGAAGAATTCCCTGAAGAGAAGTTGCAAGAAATTCGTAAAGAACTCATGGCCGATGCTGAGGCTGATGGTGCTCTACAACTTATAAAAATTCAAATTCAAAAACAGATTATGGACATGACTGGCATGATGCCAGGACCTGATGGAAACAGCGCTATTCCGATGCAGCCCACCGTTATAGGTGATGGAGACATGATGGGTGATGGAATGCAGGGCCCTCAAGACGCTGATAATCCTTTAAATCCAGCCAGTCAAGAAACAAAAGGCATGGAAGTTGAAGCAGAGGCTGAGATAAGAAACAAACTTGTCACTGACGCTTATGGAACAAAAATTCCACAAAGAAGAACAGTAGACAGGGATTAATTAAAATTCTGATGTAAAATCAGATTTTACCGAGACATATGCATTTTAATAGAATGCAATTATCTCGTTAAAAACCAGTGATACGCCGAAAGGCATTCGGACAACGACCCAAGAAAGATAAGTGATAACTATGGAAAATACAGTAGAAACCGCTGATCTATTGTCACCAGAAATTCTGGCAGCAATACCAGCACAAGAAAATCCAAGTGAGGTAGGTTCTGTGTATAGCGCAGAAGACATTGCTAAGGCTCGTGAACAAGAGAAAGCAAAGTTATACCCTCAAATGGAAAAGATGAAAGAAGAACTTTCATCTTTAAAGAAGGCTCGTGAAGAACAAGCCGCTAAAGAAGCAGAACGTGAACAACGTAATGCTGAAGAGTTAGTTCGCAAAGAAGCACAGAAGAAAGAAGAAGAGGAATCTGAACTTTCTTTTAAAGACCTCCTAAAAAAGAAGGAGCAAGAATTTCAGGCTCAACTAGAGGCTGAACGTCTTGAAAGAGAACGTGCCTTTGCTCTATTAGAACAGGAACGTAAGTTCCAAGAAGTTATGAATTATCGTCAACAAAGAGTTGAACAAGAGCGGGACAATATTGTTCCTGAATTGATTGACTTGATTGACGGCAACAGTGCGGATGAAGTAGAGCAGAGCATCGCAATGTTGAAAGAAAAATCTGCTCGAATTTTGTCATCTGCTCAACAAGCAATGCAAAGCGCAAGACAACAAATGGCAGGAACTAGAATTACTAATCCTGCCGCAGGACCCCTCGATAATGATTCGGAACAAAAATCGTACTCACCTGATTCGATCAGGGAAATGTCATTGGCGGATTATGCGAAACAAAGAGCCAAACTACTTGGCACAGCAGCCAGCAATCGTGGTCAGGGACTGTTCGGTTAATCCCAAACAACTACTAGGAAAGGACTTGACCTAAATGGCAAGTGCAATTACAGGTACAGGGCAACTCGCAGGAGCCCCAACCGCATACTCAGGCTCAAATACAAGCCTGAGCCAAGCAATTCAAACAATCTGGTCGAAAGAAATTTTGTTCCAGGCAATGCCAATTCTTCGTTTCGAACAATTCGCAGTTAAGAAGACTGAACTAGGTGTAGCACCTGGTCTTCGTGTGAACTTCCTTCGTTACAAGAACTTCGCAGTAGATCCAACTCCTCTAACAGAAGGTGTTCGTATGACTACGAATGCACTTACTGCAGAGCAAATTGCAATCACAGTAGCAGAACACGGTTATGCCGTTGCTGTTTCTGAATTGCTACTTAATGCATCATTCGATGATGTAATGGCTTCAGCATCTCGTCTTCTAGGACGCCAAATGGCGCAATACCTAGATGTACAAGCACGTAACACTCTGTCTGCAGCAACTTCTGCAGTGTTCGGTTATGACCGTTCATCAGTACAAGGTGTTAATGACTGGTACAACGAAGGTACAGTAGCAACACAAATGTCAGACCTTGATGGTAACTACAAGTTATCAACTGGTGCTGTAAAGGATGCTGCTCTTACCCTTGCTGGTAAGAACATCCCTCGTTTAGGCGAGACATATGTACAGTTCGTACACCCAAAGCAGTCCCGTGATATTCGTTCGAACCCAGAGTTCATCGAAGTTACAAAGTACGCTGCTCCAGGTAACTTCATGTTAGGTGAAATCGGTCGTCTATACGACGTAGTATTCATCGAAACAACACAGGTTAAGAAGTTGGCAGTTAACGCTGCTTACACAACTTCAACTTCTGTTGGTCTTCCAGCATCTCAGATTGAGGTTCCTGTTAAGGCTAACACTGCTCCAGGAAGTGGTGGAAACCCAGAGTCTGCAGATTACACAGCAGAAAAAGGTTATCTAACTACTGCTACTGGCAACGGTGCTGAAGTTTACGAATCAATCATGATTGGTGACAACGCATTTGGTCACGCAATCTCTCTTCCAGTTGAACTTCGTGATGGTGGCGTTCTTGACTTCGGTCGTGAGCACGCTCTTGCTTGGTATGCAATTTGGGGTCTTGGCGTAATTACCGATCAAGCAATTGTTAAGGTTTACACCAACTAATTTGTTTTACCCTGGTGTCTGGGAGCCTTACTCCTTTTTTGGCTCCCAGCCACCTCTAACTAACTTAGGAGAATAAACACCGTGGCAAACACACAAACAAGTCCGCTTGATGCAACAGGCAAAGCAGCGGAGCAAGCAGCAAAGAAAAATGCAGAAGCATTAAAAAAGCGTAAAGAAGAAATTTCTATCGCTACTCAACTTGAGGCAGAGAGTCTAGAAAAAGATGTCTTTGATCCTAAAAAACCAGATGCTCCATTAGTACTGGATGAAATCGAGAATGTTGGAGTTTCAACTGCAGGTGACATGGTTGTCATTCGCACAATCACCGACATTGATGATATGAGTTATGGAGTTGGCAATACCTACACCTTTAAAGCAGGTGTTAAGTACAGGGTTCCAAAATCTCTTGCCGATTACCTAGAACAACTAGGTTACATTTGGCGGCCAAACTAAAGACTAGCCGTCGCTAGTAGTCCGACTCTCAACTGGTTCCCGCCCTCCTCCCAGTTGGGAGTTGGACCTTTTTATTTTTGCGCTGAATAAATTCTTAATACACGAGATGATTGGCATAGAATTTTAACGGAGGTTATGTGGCTACGATTGCAAGCCTAGCGGATCGATTACGGTCTGAAATTGGCGATATCCCAAAGTCTTTTGTTTATCAGTTTACCGCTGATGGAACTACTAACCGATACCTAATTCCTTACTCCCCTTTAGATGGATTAAATCTAATA